TACAAGAAAAAACCCGCATGCGATAGATGCGGGTTCAAGGCTAGGCACCACTCTCAACTGCTGGTGCTACACGTGGACGGAGATCTCAATAACTCTGAACTAAGAAATCTGCGCACTGTATGTTTGAATTGTGTGGCTGATCTAAAACATCAAAAGTCTATTTGGCGACCAGGGGACTTGCAGCCAGATTCCTGACTTGATCGTACAAATGATCCAAGGTTTCATTGTTGTCTAACACAGCATCAAACCGTGTGCCTACCCAGGCAGTTTCTGAAGCATGAATGTTGAGTTTTTCTAACCGCAGTTTGCTGATAGACCATGACATGTTTGTTGGTCCTGAGTTCACATTCACAGCGTCTTGATACCAGTCTGGTTCGGGTCCACGCACCACTCTTACTACGATTCCACCAGCACGTTTGATGCTGGCAATTTCGTTGGGAAATCTGCAGTCTGAGATCACAACGTCGTCTTGGCTGTTGCGCAGTTTGTTTTCCAGAGCTGCAATCCAAATATCATCATGAAATCCTCGTCTGCACACTTCTGTGCCCCAGTACTGCAAGATCCAGCGTGGGGTAAGATTGGGCATGCCCAGGCGTTCTGCCCACCAAGGATCAACTTTTTCTCTCCACTCGCGGGCTTTTTTTGTACGCCCTTCCAGCATGGTGCGATCCCAGCCAAACACCTGACTCACTGCGTCTTTGAGACTGTTGGCAAAACTGTCTCTCCTAAAATGATACTGATTGACCAGATAGTCGGCCACAGTATCCTTGCCAGATCCTATGAATCCGCAGATGCCAATGATGGTAGTCATAAATTAGTCCTGTTAGGCTAATTATAAAATAAAACTAGGAAAAATACAACAGTTTAGACGCCGTATTTGTTTTTGCGACGAGCTGGCACTGGACTAGCTTTGTGAACGCTTTCATGTTCTGAACTGTGATGATTTCTAACAACATGATTCTGAGTAGTCTTGACTGCCCTAAAGGCCTGGTCCAACATCTTGTGCTCTAGCTCAGTGTAGGGTACTGCTACATTGTCAGCATGGAACCAGGTTCGGTCATCTATGTCCAGATCTGCATCGCTGCCATCGGCCATGGCCAGGGCCAGACCCACTCTGTTGTAGTTCTGATCATTGCCAACACCATGTCCGTCACCAAAGGTACGAGTACCCAGCAGAGCTTTTTCATGGTCAGGGCGTAGTTTGCCCTTGCGCCCTTCCTGAATTATTTCAGTTATCTTCATGATTATCCTATGACCCAGGTTATGGGCTGACCACCGTCTACATAGTTCTGTAGATCTTTTTCCAATTGATCCATGGTAGTCTGTGCTTCTGTCTTGAGTGCTGAACCATTGAGACTGGTGCCGCCCTGTGGTCCAGCTATTTGGCCAAATTTTTCACGAGCCTGACCTACCATCATCTTGGACAATGCCAGAGCATATTCCTGAATCCAGGGATAGATCATATGGTCTGAAAGCAGAGTGATTTCAGGCTTGTAGTTATAGATCCAGAGCAGAACATCTTCGCCGTCCGAAGGAATTTTACGAACTATGGTAAGTTGTTTGTTAACAGGATTAAAGGTATAGTTTATAAAACCACCAAACATACGCATGGCCAGTTCCTGATACTGGGTAAACAATTCGTAGTTGACCAATCCGCCTACTCGACCCGCTACTAACATATAGGTATTTAGATAGCCCGAAGCAAAGGGTTCAAACTGACTAGCAGTAGTACCAGTTACACTACCTATGCCTCGTCTAAACACCTGTCTAACAGCAATTATTTCTGACGCAAGTGTATAGCTCTGTGTTTCCTTGAGCAGACTAAGGAAGGCATAGCTTTCCTCAGTGGCATTCTGCGAGCGTTGACGATACTTTAATACGGCCTGATCTATGGCCAGATTGTAATGCTCAGTGTCCAGTTCTACATCAACCATTTGGTCGCCCAACATTAGTCTGATGTAGTCGGTGATCTTAGCTCTGAGCTGGTTTTTGGTTAGGTCTAAATCTTCTATACTTGCCATGGTCTGGGTCCTGTACAGTATTTAGCCAGGACCCAGGACCCTTAGGTTACCCTGAGCAGTATGGTATCAGCGTTGATTCGACCATTGAGTTTAATTGCAGTAGCCTTGATTTCTTCCAAGAACTTGCGCAAGGGCACCTTACCGGCCTTGAGCAATTCAGGCAATTTCTGCTCGGGCTTGCGCAGGGTTTTGGCCAGGCTCTGACCTTCATCGTAGTTCTGGATGGTGCTGCCCTTGACACTGAGCTGAGCTCCAAATTCTGCTACATACTTGCCCAGTTTACGGGTTTTAGTATTGTAGACCCAGAGCACTTCGGCACCCACAATTTCTGTGGGACGAATACTGGTAAGTTTGAGCTCTTTGAAGTCCTTGGCATACTTGAGTTTGGCTACCAGTTTGTCTGAGCTCACAGCCTTTTTCTTGCGTGGCTTGCGTTCAGCCTTCTTGGACTTGTTGTAGCTTTCAAAGTCAGCAAACAGCCCATCAAAAAATGTTTCAAAGGCCTTGTACTTTTTCTTATCAATGTTGCTATAGGCTTCCTGTAACTGTTCGTCTTTGCTAGCTTTGGCTTCCTTGATATCGGACCAGAATGCCTGAAAGAAGAATTTAATCTTGTTGGCCACAGGCTGGCTTACCTGATTTTCATTGAGCCATTTGTAGGCATTGAGACTGGGTTTTTGATTTGTGAGGATTAGATCAATCTGTTCCTCGATGTCGCCACCCAGGGCCTGAGCTTGTTCTGCGAGTTTGGACTGTATGGTTTCAAACAGGCTAGGTTTATTTTTAGCCTTGATGCCTGCCTGAGCCTGATCTTCGGCATCGGCTTCGGCCATGTCAGCCTTGGATACTGTGGCCATGGCATCACGGACTTTGTCAAAGATATAGTCAATTTGTTTAGCACGAACTGGAGCACCACGCTCGATCATTCTAACCAGAGCGCCTACTTGTACTGGCGTCCAGCAGTCCTTGCTGGCTTTGTAAACCCTGAGTTCTTGTTTGGTAAGTTTGCCTGACCTTTTCAGATAGTCATTTACTTCGGGTCTGAAGTCTTTGTTGGTATAAAAGTAATTGTAGTATTGCAACGCCTTTAGGAGTTCAATCTTGAACTCAGCGTCAGTTAGTTTTTCCTTGCCTGCCCATTCAGGTTCAGGACCAGTATACTTTTCATCCAAGAAGATAGGGTTGCGTTTTGTTTTTGTCTTTGTAGCCATGAATATGCTCCTGAGCCTAAAAGGTCATTGTAACACAAATAACAATCTAAGTCGATAGTTCTTTGGGATCGGCCATTAGCATTAGCATGGTCAGGGTCTCAGGATCTCTAAACCCTATGTAAAAGGGTCTATACTTTTGTGACTTTGTATACCGCGTCCGACCAAACCAATCCATGCAGGGCCAACTGTTTCTGTCAGCCCAATTGCGTTCCAATTTAGTGCGCGATAGTACATCTAAATAATGACCTGGCCCTGAATAACTGTCGAATTTAAGGGCTACAGTCAGGCCAAACTTTTTATGGACTATAAATCTGCGGTCAAGTTTGATTATTTTCAAAATAGTTTTCCAGTACATTATCAGCTTCGGTCAGAGCATCTGCATAGTTATTGGCACTGAGCTCTGTAGTAGAACCGTCCGAAAACATTGCCTCATAGATTCCAGACGAATTTTTTTCTACATTAATAAGAAATTTGTCCATGGCTCTTCCTAGTTAAGGGCTGAGTAAACATACTCCAAAACTGCGGTGTCTGTGGCTTCGGCAAAGTCAGGTTGTTCAGACAAGGACTCCAATTCTTCCCTGACCTTGGACCAGGACATGTTCAACATCTGCGCTCGGCGCACAATGCTATGCACAGCATCATTGCCAAAATCACTGAACATTCCGTAGTAGTTTTCTTGGGTCATATTGGCCAGATCATTGGTAAAAGACATTGTCTGCTCCTGAGTTATTACTGGACTTGATAACTAACTAACATAGCTATTATGCACTTTT